GTCATGGCCAATTATGGCCCTGACCCATCATGTCATTATACTGTATGCTTTCAAGCTCGTGAACCGAACAGCCCAATACTGTGTATTGGGTGACGATGCTTTGATCTTGGATCGAGATGCCTATTTAAAATATAGGGAAATCATGGATCAATTAGGAGTAGAGGTTTCTATAAATAAGACCTTTGTCTCCAAGTACTTTATAGAATTCGCAAAGCGTATGTTCTATAAAGGTGCAGAGGTGACCCCATTTCCTATGGGGGCCTTTTATGATGCATTCCAAGATGAATCACTATTAGGAAATGCCCTAGACAACGCCTTAACCAAGGGTTGATTGACGGGAAACACTTTTAATGATTCTAGTCTACACAAGGGTATCTTTAGGTGGATATCCGAAGTATATCTGGTCTATCATGATAAACCAGTTAACATCGCAAGATGGTTAGGCCTTAAGGCCTACCACTTAACAAGATTCAAATCCTTGTTTCGTTGGGCTTCGGGTAAGCATGAACATTGGGGTAAGATAACCCAAGGTTTGCCACTAGGTTGGAGCAGGAAAGAACTACCTGACTTAGACCTCCACGGTACAGCTTGATTAAAACAGGCTGTGCTTGATAAGGTTCTGACTTACAAACTCAGAAGTATTCTTTATTCTGAATTGGAACCTTCTCAAGGTATGTTAGAGAGATACAATAAGATGTATTATGGTAACAGTAGTAATATGTTACTTAATACACTTAGCAAGCTGAAACATAACCAGCTTGAATTAGAGTATGGTAAGGTTACGAGAAACTTAGCTAGTTTCTTTATAGGAGCTAATCAAAAGAAATTGAGCTCCTCCATTAACACAGTTAATGTTATGGAACCTCTTGCCGCCGTGGTCACGGATTATCTTGGGCGTCTGAAGTTTTATGAATCAGCATCCAGAGATTTAACGACCTTCCTTTTGGAACCGGAAGATCTCCGTGGAGGGAGCGAATGTATATCTACACTCGGGACCGAAATGGTACTTTCAGGTCAGGCAAGTTTACCCGAATATATAGACACCTATCTGTTAAAACCTTTAAGTTTTACATTAGATGACTGATTCGTCCACACAAAGTGTGGTATGCCGAGTTTCATAGGGCCAAAACCTGTTAAACAAACTGTCAAACGCGACCTCGAGTATAACTTTGCATTATCTCGTTACTTTTCCCATTATTTTCTTGATAATGAGGGTCGTTTATCATTGAATAAAACTCCATCACTCGATATACTCTTGCAAAGAGGGGATCTCGATCTGACTCTCCACGATATCTTAGGGAGAACAGAATATTTTCATAGGATCACAAAGACTAAGTGATCACGAAATATGTATGCTGAGTCGTTTGACCTTCCAATGCTCCGTAAGGAGTCATTCTTTAATACCCTGTATCAGGAGGCCGGGGATAATTACATCCCTACGCTAACAACCCATTCGGGATTGTTATTGTTGACGCCCCTACTGTCTACACACTCTTCAGTAACTCACTGTAATTAGTACCCCTTAGATAGGGGGGGAGGGTTACATGTCGGGTGGAGGTTCTCAAGCTATCATGAGTGATGATGGCACACCAAGC